CCTGATCGTGAAACTCAACAGTCTCTGAAGTTTTCGTGGTGGGCGCTTCCTCCAAAGTATAAGGTACTGCCTGCTCTCCTGATTGAACATCATATACCATTGTCTCCCAATCAAAATCGCACTGCCAAGGGAAACACTGACAGTGCAAATCAGAATTAAAACAAAATTCACAAAGGAACTTTGGACGCTTGGACTCTGATCCGTCCTTGCGTTTTTTATACATAAAACAAACATTTTGTGTGAACTAAAATAAAGTCACCCATCACAATCAAGCTCAAACTGTGTGGGTCCAGTTTCAAAATGGTGATCAACCACACCTAAATAAGTGTATTACAATCGATTTGCAAAGCCTAAACATAAAATATAGAAACAAATATAACATGCATGGTATCCATATACAAACCTCTCTTTTTACTGTTTAACTAAAACACCCTGAGAAAGGGAAAGACTTTGAGCACTATACTTGTCCTTGTGCTCTTGCAGTAATTCGTCATAGCTCATCTCCAACATGGGTACTGCTAACCCATGAATAGAAGCTATTTGAGCCATCTCCTTCTGCCGTCTCACATACATGCTTCTTCCATAAAAGAACCATTCACGCAAGGCCCCAGAAATATTGGAAATGCACTGCTCACGGTTAGTCACACTCTTAGATTTCAACACGCTGTGTAGACTCTTAAAAATAGACATTTCATCCAGCAAGCCTACATAACATCCAATATCCTCATTGTATGCATATTTCCGCTTCAAAAAGTCTGCCTCCCCGTCCAACATGAAAGGTTTCGGTTTTGACTCTTTATCAGGCATGGTAAACATAATATCATGCTCCCTCAACCATTGTGCAACACTAACATGGTTAAAAAAGCCATGTGAAGCTCGCACTGATCCCTTGACATCATCTCCATAAGTCATCAAGGCGACATTATTCCGGAAATTTGTATCTCTTGAAAACCATAGAGATTCATAAATGCCGAAAAATGCACACCTCAAAATCAAACTGTTGCCAACACAGTTGATGTAGACCGTCAAATTCTGTCCAGATGGATTTGAACCAAAAAACATGACTAAATCCCCATTATACGCAACCAATGGTGCTACCAGATCACTGACCAAACCTTGCATGACCTGAATATCTCTCTCGCTATAACCCATTGCCACAGCTAAGGTCAACAACACATCAAATGCAGCAAGAGTGATTTGCATTGGTAAACGCAAATCAAATTTGCTGTAATCTCCAGCAAAAATACGGTTCTTACCAAATTTCATCATATGTGTGGATAGTGTATGCCACTCTGGTCCATGTGCATTGACCCCTACTGCACATTCGGTTAGCAATGGAAATAATGACAAAAACCGCGCAATAGGTAAGAAATACATACGCACTCCCAATTGTAAAACCAAAGGCGCTGCTTGGAAAACTCGAACCTTATCCTTTGTGGCTTTGGTAGGTTCATCCTTCAGTGAAGCTTTGAAAATCGGATAATGTCGAACATCCATCAAATAGTTCTCTTCCATCCGATCAAACTCTCTCCAAAACATGGGATCCAATCTCTTATAATCTTGATAAACCCCTTCCATGTCAACATCATTCGACATATACTGTTCTTTAGGCCCAACTAATGGAAAACCCGTGGCAGTATTTGACTTAATGGCATCAATAAAACGCACCCCTGGAATACCACATATTGTTTCATCACGCGTCAGCGGCCGGGATGGAAAATAATCAAAATTCTTCAACTTCGACACTAGTGGTGTAGCATAATCATCGATGGCCTTCCTTAACAACTTTCCAGGGAATCCAATGGCTGGGCGTGCTGTAATCTCCAATGATTCTTGCCAAGGCCGCCATCGTTGTGGTGCAAACTTGGGTGGTCCCCACTTATTTTCCACACCGCAAATACGTGCAACATCGGTTGATATAACGGTAGTTTCAACCTTTGAAACATTCGTCGATCTACCAATAACTGAACCAAATACTTCAATATGGGCATCAGGACTCAAATAATTGCATGGGCTTTTGGGGTGTAACATACAACCCTCAAAGAATTCCACTCCATACTGGTTTGTCAATAGCGTGCCTTCACACGCTACCTTCACAACCCCAGGAATCGCACACAATTTATCGATCAAGGAGGAAACAACACATTGATCCAAACTCACGGCTCCACCATTATACATTTTTCCCCCTAAATGAATACCTAGAATAACGTTTTGTGAACTACGACTAATCAAAGGTGCTCCACACAATCCCTTGAAAGTTTTATCTCGCAATACATAATGATATCCTGGAAATTGCATCTTATCAGTGATAACGTTACCTTGTTGCGCATATGTGGGAGATTGATGCACAACTCCATCACTGTCTCGATACAACAGAAAGCTTTCGCAGCTGCGGTAGGGTTCAAC